AGCGTTAAGGTCGGCAATTCTATTTACATAGTGGCTAAATTTTAAAGCCTGAAGCTCTTGTTCACACTTAATAAAATATTGCCTTGCTTCTTTGCCTTTTGCATTATTTTCCACCATACAAAGCTCTTTAGCCATATTAAGAGTTATAAAATACTCTTTGCGTGGTCGTCTGCCAGTGTAGGTAGTCTTAATAATGTAGTCTTGATTTTCAAGAAAGCCGTATTGAGAGATACGGTTTTTAATCCAGTTGGCAAATTCTTGCTCTGAATTTAAAAAGGTGTGGAGTCCTCTTGCGTCGGCTGAATTTATTTCAGCACCTATGGTTTGTTCTTTGTGGATTGATATAAGTTGCATTTGCTTACCCTTTCGTAATGAATTGATAAGCGTATGATTACATATAGTTACTTAATAGAATATTAATTGTAAGAATATGCTAACTAAATGCAACTTTTTATTTTTGATAAAATTGTCAAATATCCTTTTTGTCGGACTTCAAGTCGTTTATGATTAAATTTATGATGTATTGAGTGGTATTAATGCCAAGCTCGTCGGCTTTTTTATCAATCATATCTTTTAGCTTTGCGCTCATTGTAAGCATCACGCGCTGTGCTGTTTCTTTTTCTTCTGCCATTATTGCTCCCTTCTTAATGTTAAATTTATATCTGCATTTCTCGAAATGCTAAAAAAATCTATTGCGGATTTTAGCTCTCTTATATGTTTAACATATCCTGACTGCTCGCACCATATCGCACCACAGTTAGGGCAGGTATATGAGTAAAGTTGCTGAGTAGCAAATGGCACACTAAAACTAGCGCCACACTCTTTGCACTTGAAATTTATGCCTTCAATCTGTTTAATATCTACGTTTTTACAAAACTCTTTTAGCTCATCTACGGTCATCTTATCTCCTTTTTTACTTTATACCATCTGGGTTAAATGTGCCGTTTTGATAAGGTAGAGGCTGAAATATTGTTATATTATTTTCTGTTACGGCTGTTTGCCAAACTCTTCCTGTTAAAGTATCTAATAAAAACTGATCTCTACGAAATTTACTTATTTGGTCTAATTTATATCTACCATTTACATTTTTCACACCAGCTGGATTTGGTTCAATACTACCATCATCAAAAAATACTGGGCTTAATCCTATAAAGCCATTGTTTGGGTCTTTTGTTTGATCGTAGGGGATGAATACTGTTGTCCAAATTCTACCTCTTTGAGTATCTATTATAAATTGATCTCGCCTCATTTCTGAGATTTGTTTCATCTCGTATCTACCATTAGGGCTATAAATATCCCCTGCAAACATTACGCTAAACAAACATAATACCAATATGATTTTTTTCATAAACACTCCTTTTATGCTATATTTTTTTGTGTCTAATAGATTTTAACGCCTCTTGCTTCGCTTCATCTATTAGGGCGAAACCTTGCTTAAATTTATCCAGCTGGCGTTTTGTTTTCTCGTGGTTAATTAACAGCTCCATAAAATTAATCGCCATTTGGCTTGGTTCATCGCCACTACTCCATTTTGCAGGCATATTTTGGTGGACGCCCATTCTCTCCGCTAACTCTCTTTGAGTTATGCCTAGCTCTTTACATACACGTTTTACGATGTTTTGTTTTTCATAGTGCCACTCCACTACGTAGAGATCGTCGCCATTTTCGGCTTTAAATTCTATGTGATTAACACCACCATTAGATGGGCTAACGTGCGCCCCATATAAAGCAGAAACTTTTTGTATTAGCTCTTTTTCTAGCTCTGTGTAATTTGAGCGCTTTGGCTCTGTATCTATTTTTATTTTATCGACATATTTGCCAGACACAATTACTACATGGTCTATTTCGTTGTCATAATATATTTCTTTTTCTTCTGCCATTATAAGTCCTTGTTTAATTTAGTTTATTTTCCTTGTATATTTTTGTTTGTAAAATATAGAGTAACGAGAGATATAATAAAAAGTGGCAAAAATATCCACCAAGTAAGGTCAATTTTGTCTGTAGCAAAAAATGCAATACATATTATCCCACAAAATATCTTTATTCCAAGTAGTAGATTACCTAAAGCATCTTGTTTTATGTTAATGGCGTTTGTTTGTGAAATAAACACATAACTTAACGCCAAAAATAATCCTTTAAAAAAAGAATGGTCATCTTGAGGTGGCGTTACAAAATAGGGGATATTTACGATAAAATAAACGCTTAAAGGTAGATACGAAAAAAGAACCCTAGCGAAGAAATTAAACCAAATATCTTTTTTTTCAGCTTGTATTAGTTCTTTTTCTTTTATGGGTTCGGCGTTTAGACTGATGTCATTTAGTGCATCATTATTTTTCATTAGTAGATCATATTTATGATAAAATTATATCTATAGTAAGCGAATTCATAAGATACATTAAAATGCGCCATCAAATACTCTATACTATATCCTTGCATAATAAAACTTCTCACTTCATCGTATGGCATAAGTAGCTCTGCTGCAAAAGCATTGGCTTCTTGTTCTTCGGCAGTTACTTTTGTATTTATAATAGGGTTGTCTGAAAAGTTTATTCTAGGACGCTCTTTGTCTCTTGAGTGTAATATCCAATGCCCTATCTCATGAGCGATAGAAAAAAGTTTTCTTGTCATGGGCTTATCATCACGTCTAATGTAGATCACTTTTTGTATAGGGTCTAGCAAAGCCTCGTCTATTAGCCCATCTTTATATTGCGCGGATAACCCTTGCTCGTTTAAAATAATAGCGAGATTTACGGGGCGCGATAGATTTGCTTTGCTATTATTTAATAGGTTTTTTGCCTGCATAATAGCATTGTTATAATTTGCCATCATCTCTCACTCCTTAATCTACTTCAGAGTTCATTATACCAAAATCCTACTTTGATTTTAAATAATCCATTAAAATTTTACGCAAGTGCATAGCTAAAGGGCGGTACTCTTTTTGCGCGTCATCCTTTAGCTTTTGTAACGTTTCGTCGTCCAGGCGTATGCTAACGATGTTATTTTGTTTTTTCATCGTTTTTTGCCTCCTTACGCCGTTTTCTTGCTTTCGGCTTGTATTTTTTCAAGCTTAGCTAGTAGCGCCGCTTTAGCCTTGTCGTAAGGCACTTGTGAAAACGATTTAACCTTGTAATATGCTGTTAGCTTTTCTATGTCTGAGTGCGTAACCTCGCAAAGCTGAGTTAGATCGCTTAGTTGCTCTGGCGTCATATATGCGCCTTTGCCTTTTTGCCCCTCTTTTGGCTCATCGGCGTGTGTGTTTGTAGCGTCGGCGTCTTTTGTGTCATCAATCGCAAATAAGCCGTTTAGCGCGTATTTTCTAGCATAGCTTGAAGCGGAGCCAGTTATTTGTGCCTCGTCCATACCTTTTTTTGTTTCGGCTTCTCTTGCATAGGCACTTACACTTATTTCGCCTTTTTCACATACAAATTTAGCCGTAGCCTTTACGTATATGCGGTTGGCTACAAGCATTATTTCATCACTTAGGAGCGTGCAAAAGCTATGTTTCGCTTCAAGCTCTTTTAGCGCCTCAAGTATATCTTCACAAGAGCGGTATTTATACCCGCCAAACTTATTTTCTTGTGTCTTTGGGGCTTTTAACTCCGTTTGCACCTTATTTAATAGCTCTATCACTTCCTTATCCATTTTTTATCCTTTCTAATATTTTTTGAAATTCTCCCCAAGTCATATTTGGCTCGCCATAAAATTCAACAAGCCTCATCAGAATATAAGAGCGCATCTCTTTCAGCCTCCTCTCGTAGTTTTTTAAGCGTTTGCTTGTAGGTAGTTGTGTAGCTTAAGACTGCATCGTTACTCATTTCAACTTCAACGCATAACACATAAATCAAGGCGGCGTAGGCGAAAAAGTCTTTTTTGCAATGCTCGATAAGCAGATCAACTATTTCGCCGCTGTTTTCGCCAAGGGCATTTTTAAAGGTGTAGCGGTGGAGGTTATACACCGCCGAAATATCACTTATTAGCTCGTCGTATTCTTGCTCGAAATTTATATTTTTTACGTCGCTTTCGGCACGTGCTAGATCGTAGCTCAAACTCATTTTTAACCCCTTTTGATGTTTAAATAAGCGATGTTTTTGATCTCGCCACCATTGCTAAAAAGCACTTTAAAAAACTTAATTAGCTTTTTCATCTCTAGCTCCTTTTTCTAATAGAAACCTTGCTCGCCACCGCCGTCTGAAAGATATTAAAAATTAATTTAACTTGCAAAAGCAATTTTTAAAGGAAAAATTTTTATATGAAAAATGTTAGTGGGCTTTCGCCTACTCCAAGCAAGCAAGGCTTTTATTAGAAAAAGTAGTGTTTTTCGTTTTATTAATAACCCTGTGAAAAACTATCCTAAATCAGGGCTAATACCGAATAGCGACGTTTCGGCTCGCTATATCCGCTTCAGATTGAAACGTGATTGACCTGCAACTCGCAGGAGGCTCACTCTGTCAGCTTACGCTTGAAGCCTATCTACTTTTTGTTTCGATGAGAGAAGTATAGTATAACTATCCTTAAATTTATATAAAATAGAATAGTATAACTATACTTTTTAAAAATATATTTTGTGGTATAATTTTTGTTAAATTTTTAGGGGAGGGTTTTATGAAAAGGACATTATTTGTAATCTTAGCAGTTTGCCTATTGAGCCCTATGGGAAGCTTCGCCTACGGCAAAAGTGTAGGCGGGTATCATAAAAGAAACGGGACTTATGTTAGATCCTACCATAGAACAAATAGAGATCATACGCAAACCAATAATTACTCATCAAAAGGCAACTATAATCCATACACCGGCAAGAAAGGCACTAAAAGGCCTAAGTGGTAAAATTTAGGATTTAAATATGAAAAATATCGCTTTTATATGCCTTGTTGGGCTTTTGTTTTCAGGGTGTGTGTTTAATCCAAACAATAGGGATGTGGCCTTCATTGATAACAAGGCTTATTATATCCCGGTAGAGACAAAGCAGTTTATAGTAACGGACGACATAATACAACATCTTAATAGTGTCGGAGTAGATTGTGAAGTCGGGGATCTGATGTGGGTGTCTAAGTATGACGTTGATGAGCTGATACGATCAGAAAACGAGGATCTACTAAGAAAATATTTTTATGATAATTTAGCCGGTTGTTCTCGTCCTATGACGCAACAAGAACTGGAGTATTATATTCAAGCAATGCAGCGTAATAATCAGGTCAGGTATGGAGCATTAGACGCTATGCAAAGTTGGGCCAACGGGTTTAACCAAAGCGCAGCCCAACAAAACGATTATGCTAATCAGCTAAGAGAGATGAATTATAATTCGGCTCGCAGGATGGAGCAAAATCAGCAGGGATATTATTTTCAGCCACGACCACTATATTAAAACTTACTGCCTTTTCTCCACTCCCACGGCGGAGTAGGGTTGCTACTCTGCCAAAGCCCTCGCTTATTTTCACGTGCTGTTTTCTCTTGATTTATATATATTCTCGAGTATTTGACATAAGCCCAAGCGTAGCCATTTAGCACCATTTGAGCGTTTATGTCTTGCCCTTTATAGTGGATAATGCCTAGCGTGCGTTTATACCTGTCCTTGCCGTTTTCCTCGACTTCTACGACCTCGCCAGCTATCAAATTTGCCAAAAACTGCTTCGACTTTTTGCCGTATGGCTGCTTTAGTTCTGGTGCGTCGATACCGAACAATCTAATCTTAATTTGTTGTTTGCCTTGAAGTATCGTGATCGTGTCGCCGTCGTGAATAGAGACTACTTTACCGTTAAAGGCAAAGAGAGACGCATACAGCATTGCTAGCAATAAAATGCTTTTCATTTCTTTTCAATTCTTTTAATTTAATTTAATTTAAGATGGTAAAACTTCAAAATCGTTTTAGAAATTTTATAGTATAATTCTATCAAGATAACTCGTGATGGATTAGCGCTGCGGTCTTGGTAACAAGGTAGGCCTTGGCTTAGTATTCCGCATGCCCCTGGGGTTATCTATTTTGTTTTAGATTCTTTACGAAGCTACTGGGGCGCTTAACTATCTCATCCATAATAAATTCCACAAATTGCTCGGAATAGGTATAGTGTTCTTGTCTTCCTATCACGTGTTTGTATGCGAATTTTTTATTTTCCTTGACGTTATAAAAATTTATCACTAAATTTAAGACGAATTTATTAAATCCTTTTTGATAGTCTAGCACTATTTTTTTATTTTTTAGCCTTGTTCCAACCGCCTCTATAACGTTATCATACGAATATTTGTGCGTATTGTACGGGTCTTTAAGCTCTTTGGCGATAACTATTTTGGAACTTGAATTTTTGTCTATACTGACCGAAAAATCAGCCTCTTTTTGATGCTTTGTTATGTATAACTTTTGTTCTAGGCGCATAACAAACCCGTCCGATTTTATTTCATTGCTAAGCACTTCTATACTGTTTGCTTGCTCTATCAGTTTTTGGGCAACTTCAGGCGAATATTTTAGCTTGATCTCCTCATTGCTAAGCGGCTTGTAGTTAAAAGACAAAACCAAAAAGTTATCCGCCAAATAATCGGTTATATTTACACTATGGAATTTACTTATTTCATTGACGTAATTTAGCACGCAAGCTTGAAATAGCGGAACGTATTTTGCTTCATAGTCCTCGTTTATAAAATGCGTGCTGGTATTTCTTAGCTGTATAATCTGTTCTAAATTTTTCCTTTTCCCCGTATTTTTATCTGTATAAACCCTACTGATAGCATCGTTTAGCGAAATACTCCTGTTCGTATCTTTGTAATAAATACTCTCGCCCCTCTTTAAAAGGAGGGATTTTAACATTAATTCCCAAGCATTGCAGATAAAAAAGCTAAAGCCCTCGACGCGGTATTTTATCGTCGGTTTGTTATAAATTTCTAGCGCTAATAGAAACGCCTCTATACTCTTTTCTACTAGCTGATTACCTTGATCTACCATTTTGTCCTCTTCCCTAAAATCTCTTTGAATTTATGGAGTAGCTACCGACTACGCGAGGGCTATCTTATGCCCTGATCGTCGAATACTAGCCCCTTATAAAACTTTATTTTTATGTTAATATCATTTGTTTTTTTATTCTTTTACTCCCTCACCCCTGTAATTTCGTTTTTGCGCCGTTAACCAAATTTTTCATCCATAATTTTTTCTGCATCATAATAGCTAAGCCTATCCTCAGAATAAAACATATACATATCACAATATTCGTTATGATAAAATTTCCCAATTTTTGTAACTTTGATTATGGGTAGATTAAATTTGGCACAAAGGCTGTTAAAATCAAGAGAGTTGGCTGTAGCTCTATGATTTATAAAAAAATAGCCATTTTTAACCAACTCGTTATATTTGTTTTTAAATTCTTTTTCTGTCATTTTATGCCCCTTTGTGGCTACCAAAACACCCTTACTTTATCCCATAATCCTCAAACGTTAACCCTTTATATACTTCGCAATGGACTTTTAAATTCGTTTAGAGTTTATGGCATAGCAACCAACAACACGCCCTAAAATTTCGACGTTTAACTCTTCCTCGATAATTATTGGCTCGTAGTCCTTATTATCACTTATTAACGCCAATGTAGGACGTTTTTTTATTCTTTTTATAAAAATTTCGTTTTCATATTTGCAAACATAAATAGCGCCCTCTATTTGGTTTATGTCATCACAAAAAACAACCAAGTCACTTTCTTTAATAGTCGGCTCCATTGAGTTACCAAAACAAGGGACAATACCTAATTTTGCGTGAGGGCTTACATTAAACATAATCTTTAAATCATTTGGGTTAAACGGCAGCAATTCAGGCTCACCAAAATCGTCGTTTTCAGCACCACGACCTGCAGAAACTACCCCGTCTTTATAAAAAGGGATATACACAGTTTTGCTATTGTTTTCTCTATCTCCAGCTTCTTTATCTGGCGGGACGATCTGAAATAAGTCTTGTAAAATTAAGTCATTTGTTGGAATGCCTAATAGCTCGCACATTGCTTGTGCTTTTTCTATTTCGGGCTTGTTTTTGTCGTCTTTAAACCAAAATTTTATACCACTTTCTGATATTTCATACCCAGCTTTTGTAAGTATCTCTGCTAATTTTGCATAAGATATTTTCTTTTCCTTTAGAACTTTTTTTAATAGTGGTTTATTGAGTTTGTATTCCATGCTATCCTCCAAAGTAAAATGTATAGTAATTATATCCTTTTTTTAAAATAATTTAATATAGTAATACTATACTATTAATAACTCTTTAAGAATAGTATAGCTATACTTTCATTATGACAACTAAAAAATTTACACAAATATTAAGAAAACATTACAGTAAAGAGGTTTCTGTCAAGGGAATAAGGTATGGCTATTTTAGCCCTAAGAGAGAAAAAATAACAGCTATGTATGTCGAGGATGGCATAAAACCGACTTTTTGGGAGGAAGTAAAAAACGGCTGGTATAGAACTCAAAGGCTAAAAGAAAAATCTCAAAAGGCTAAAAAATGATAGCAGAAACAAGCATAAACGGCTACATAGCCAGCGCAGATAAACACGAGATACAAAAAACGAAGATAATGAAAGCACTTTTTAAATACCCAAATGGTGCGTCACGGCACATGTTGTCGGAAGAAACAGGGCTACCTACTGCGACCGTAAGCGCGAGAGTGAATAACCTTGTATTTTTGGGGCGCATAAAAGAGCGAGGCAAAGATAAATGCCCTATCACTGGAGTGACTGTTAAGTGGTGCTTTTTTAATGAAGCTCACCTTATAAACAAGGAGCTTATAAAATGCATAAAGGCGGCGAGCAATGCCTGACATTGAGTTTATGATCGCGTCTTTTGTGATCGGCATTATTCTATTTGAGCTTATTAATTACTTCAAATTTAGGCTGTGAGATGAAACTCTTAGCCTTAATAATTTGGATAATTTTGAGCTTTTTGGCGGTTTGCCTTTTTGCGTCGGCTGTGCTTGCTTGGCTGACGGTAGAGAAATTTAAGGGGAGGGGGTTTAAATGAGTATAAGAATAATGAGCCAAGTTTGGAATATGGAAATCGACGATAGCACTGCAAAACTAACACTTATGGCACTAGCTGACTTTTCAGATGATGAGGGGTATTGCTACCCTAGCTATGAAGTTTTGGCTAAGAAAATATCAAAATCAAAAAGAACAGCAATAAGAGCAGTTGAAAAGCTAACTGAACTTGGATTTTTACAAAAAGAAAAAAGAAAATTAAAAGACGGAACAAGCAGTGCAAATCTATACAAAATTTTAAGTGAAAACGATAGGGTGACACAGACGCACCCTAGGGTGACAAACGAAAAAGAGAGGGTGACAAGTATGACACTACCTAGTGACACATATGACACCCCTAGGGTGACAAGTATGTCACCGTGTAGTGACAAGGGTGTCACCCCTATTAATATAACCACCAATAGAACCGTCAGTAGAACCATCAAAGAACCGTC